CATCTTTTTTAGAGTAAGTATACTTAACAGCTCCTTGAGATTCTGATTCAATACCACTTCTATTTTCTCGACTATCTTTATACTCAATGTCGGCAAGTTTAAGCGCTTGCAATACTAAATCTGGTGGAATCTTATCAGCTGCATATCCAGCTACATAACTTACTTCAACATAACTTTCTTCACTATTAACATATTTAAGTTTATTTGTCATAGTTACATATTTATTATCTAAAAGGTCAATGTAAGTAGGGAATATCCTATAGTTATCAATTGTATTTGAACCAGGAGGTATCAGGTTATTCTCACTGGCTCTATCTATGCTGCTTACTGAAACTATAGGATATTCATTAGTAAATATTTTATGGTTTATTATATGTTTCTCCTGGATATAAGTATTTAAATCAAAATGCCTATTACAGTATCCTTCAATTTCTACCTGTATGCCTGGTATAATTATGCTACTTATAAAATCATCATCTGAAGTATCTATTATTGGTATTTTCAAGTAGTTTTTGACCTGGTTAAGTGTTATTAAAGGCATTCAAAACACCTACTTCTTATCCTTAGTGTCTTTAGTACTAATCTTTGTGCTTTCAAGTGTAACTTCAGTAGCATATCCAGCTTCAACTACTTTATCTGCAATCTTATCTTCAAATGAAGCAACATCATCCAATGCATAGTTTTCTAAAGGTTTTATAAATTTTAATATTTTCATTAAACTTTCCTCCTCAAATTTTGTATTCTGCATAGCCTTTATCAATTAGCTGTTGACCTACGCTATTATCTACAGCTATTATTTCATCCTTTTGTAAATCAAACATCATTCCAGTTATTTCTCTTGATGTAAATTTGATAATTTTTATTTTCAAGTTTTGCCTCCTAACAAAAGGCTGCATGTTTAAGTTGCAGCCTTTTATATTATTAGGATAAGAATCCAGTTAATCTTACAAATGCAGTAGGTATTGCAGGTTTGCCATCTATTCTTTCCCACATTTTAACCAGTGCTTCATGATTCTTGAACGCTTGATCAGACTGAGTATTAACCTCTGATCCCATTTCATTTTTGTCAAAAAAGTAGTAATATTCTAAATTTCCAAATAGACACTCAGTGCATGTATTTTTAGCATTAACAACTAAATTCTCGGGGAATATAGCAGCAAATTCATAAACTGGATAACCATTAAATATATCTGGTACTCCTTTGGTCATGTCTCCACCAGTCCAAAGATATCTGCCATCACTATCTTTCATTAGTTTCATTTGCTTGATAGTTTTTGTATTAGCTATGTAACATGATCCCGCTCTCCAGGAAACATCAATGCTAAATGGAAGGGCAACAAGGTCATCAGCTGCTAGTATGTTAGTTCCTGCTGCTGCTACTATAGCTACACTAATAACACCAGCTGCATTTCTAATACCCATAGGTTGGTTAGTACCAGAACCATTAACAATAGCAACATTCTCAGCTTTAACAAATGCCTTAGCGAACTGACTTAGTAAATAAGCATATAAATTAACAGGAGTATCGTTTAATAGATCTCTTGCTATTGGAGTATAACCATCTATTCTACTCACATTATATGTTAAACTCCCAAATGTAGGATTTGTAGGGGTAAGTGGATTAATATCTGAACTTTCCCATGTAAGAGTTACACCAGTAACACCTATTGGCCAGGTACCACCTCTGTAAGTTACTGGTATTACTGTGCATTTTCCTCTCAAGGATAAAGAATCTTTAGTAACTCTATCAATAATATCAGCATGGAATTCTTGAGGTAACAGTTCCAAACCGCTTCCAGCAACATCTCCAGATAAATCTTTTGCCATTCCACCGCAATACTTTCTTATTCCATCTTGATCTCCAAGCATCTGAGCTTTGAAAAAGCGAATAGTTTTTTCTTCTTTACTCATTTCACTAATTGGCTTTTCAGCAAATTGAATTTTTCTGATTACATTACTAAGTCCTTTATCTTTAAGTATAGATTCAGTGGCTTTTGAAATGATATCAGCCAGTTCTTTATCAGTTAATTTTGCCATGTTATTTAGCCTCCTTTAAAATCTTTTCTATATTATCTTGAACTAACTTATTAATCTCTTCTTCAGAGTAATCCTTACCCTCGCCTTCATCACCATCAGGTTCAACAACAGATACTAAATCTTGAATAGATTTAATATGAGTTGATATTCCTTCACACGCTTTTGTTAAGCAATCGACAGTGCCTTTACTCAACTTAGCGCCTGATTTATCAAGAATTTGCGTCTCAAGGTCCTTTACTTTAGTATTTAAGATTTCAATTTCTTTAACCTTAATTGAGAGTTCACTGGAATGTTTTGTTTCTAAAGTTTTGACTTTATCATCAATTGCTTTAGCTATTAGGACCTCTAATTCTTCCTTCTTCATATTCTCAACCTCGCTTTCATTATTGTTTTGGATTAAATCAAAAAGAGCCTTTGAGATTTTTTTATTTTCAAATGCTCTTTGGATTGCGTTTGGATTGCAGGGGACAGTTACAAGAGATAATTCAAGCAGCTCCCATTTTATAAAGTCATAGCCACCATGGTCATTAGGCTTATACTCAAGACCTATAAACCCTATGCTTGAAGCATTCATAAACTTATTTGCATATAAATAAAACCATTCTCGTCCAAGCTCAGTATCCGCAAATTGTATTTTAAATACTAGCTTGCTGCCTGATACTTTAACATCAATAGCCTTACCAATAGCCTGACTTCCATAGTTATGATTAGGGAGTATAATAGGATTCTTCAAGTAGTTATTTAAGACCACTCCAGTCATAAACATACGGTCTCCAATTCTATCATAATCTTCAGTACTTCCTATCATCTCAATTATCCTATTTTGTTCATCTATGACTTTAGTTTCAAAAATAAATTGTTTTAATTTTTTGTCTACCAATGTTACATCACCTCCTTAAAAAGAGCAAAATAAAAAGGCTATTAAGCCAAAACTATGTTTTTATACTTTTATATATGGAGCCATGCAGCAGTGACAATTTACAGCTTCTTCTGCTGGTAGACCGTTATCCATAGGACACTGACACCCATAACCAGCAACAATAAAATCATCATCTACTGGTATAGGACTTTCTATACTATATTCATCAGCAGCATCTATATGTGATTGTCTACTGCCCGAGCTATAGGTTGCTAACCAATACTTGCCATCAATTAAATCTGAATTCTGATGATAACCTTCCAGGGTCGCTTGGTTTAGACTTCCAAGTGTTTCAGTTTGTGCTATCACTTGGCATCGTGCTTCATCAAATTCAGCAAAGTCAGTAGAACCTAACTTTTCAGCTATATCTTTTATTGTGAAACCATCTTCAGAATTATACATTTCTTCGATAGCATCTCTAATTCTTTTTTTAGTATCCTTATTAATCTGAGTAGAATTATTTAATTTAGTTTTTATTTTTTCCTGAACTCTAGGGTCTTTAATATTAAAAGAAACTCCAATATCACTCTTAATGGAATAACTTATATTTTTAAATTCACTAACTAATGCATCACCACCTGTTTTAAAACACTTTACATACATCCCGATAGAGTTATCCTGGAGAGTCTTATTCCATTTTTTCAAGTCAACAGGATCACGAGAGCCTTCAAGTACTTTTTTAACTATATCTTGCTGCATATCTTTGAAATAACTTGTAATTATAGCTTTGAATTCTGATATCAAAGGATTTGCCATCTTAATAAAATTAGCATGCCTGGTATCATTATTCTTATCAACTATTTTGGCAATTTTCATTTTGATTGCAGTAGATGTTACATCTTTCATTAATGATTCATTAACATCTCCAAATGATGTTTTATCAAAATTATTGTTTATTGATACAGGAGCTACTGTCGCAGTGGCTAAAGAAGTCCCTAAGGGTTGATTAGAAACAGGTTGATAAATTTCATCTCCACCCTTAATAGGAGCAAACTCAGTTCCTAATAATCTGTTTAGTATCTGACGGTGTTCATTCTTTGTAATACTTTTATCAAGAGCCTTATCAGCTGTATCTCTTATGAATTCCTTATTTTCTGGTACTGGGTCAGTATATTTTAAAACAATATCCTCATTAAACATTGGAATATATTCATTATTAAGCTTTTCCTGAATAAATCTCAATTTTGGTTTAATGACATGTTTCTGAAAAGTATATTCAGCAGTTTCCGCATTAGCTCTACTTACATCATCTGTAAGTCCAAGGATTGATTTATGTATTCCAAATGCACCTAGTATTTCATCACGATTCATTTGTCTTAAGTTGAAAAAATCCATATCCTTTTGACTTATTTGAATAGCTGTATAGGTAGCTCCACCCTCAAGTAGTGCAGTTCTTTTAGCGTTATCTACGCCTTTATATTTATCATTCCATTGTTCTTGCAGCCTTTCAAATTGATCATCTGTAAGTCCATTGGGTGAGGAGATGACCCCTTGAGGTTCAGCAGAATTATAAAAGAAATTTCTATTCCATTGTGCAGAGTACTTATCTGTCTCCAATGAATTAGCAGCAGCCTGAGAAGGGGATATCCCACCATAAGGATTTAAAGGATCAGGATAATTAAACATAATAACTTCATCAATATTTAAGGGGATTTGTTGAGTGCCAGCTCTGTATATATAACCTTTAATAAAATTATTCTTATCAGGTATAACCCACATATCGAGAGGACTAATAACCCAAATTTCTTTAGGTCGGTTAACTCCATCCTTAGCTAGATACCAAAACGCTTTACCTCTAAGCTCTAGGAACATGGAAGTCCTTTGAAGTATTTCATAGTTTGATTGAAAAGGGTTAGGTTTCATGAACAAGTCCATGGCTTTGCTCGATACAATATCCGCCTTTTTGTAAGCGTTCCATTCTGAATCTGCTATATTTTGCATTATTTTTGATACGCAAGCAAATAGCCACCCTATTTCACCATATGACTTTAGAAAATCAGAGGTATTTAGACTTGGAGGAATAGCAATTTGTTGATTATAAATTCCTTCAAAGGCTTTATGTTTTGCCGGTGTAGTGCTTTTAATTTTACTTTTAGTTTTACTCAT